CACCGGCCCCACCAGAGACCAAGCCCGCAAGAGTCATGGGCATGGGCTGTTTCGCCCACTCTTCATCGATCCGCTCCATGGGCATGTTGAACAGATCGGAAAGAAGCTGACGAATCTCCGCCGGGACAAGTCCGCCGAGAGGTCCTGCCGCCTTGATCACCTCGGCAAGTTCTACCGCGTCTTTTGTCGGTGGACTATTAGAACGGAACCGAAGGAATTGGATTCCTATTCTCGGGATGATGTGCTTGTTGATCATCCAGTCCATATCCTGGCGTTCAGGCTGGAAAACCTGCTGCTCCGCGAACTGGAGCGATGCTATCGCTGTCGCGCGATTCAGTTCTCGCGGAGTATAGCCGCGCAACATCGGAGGCAGCCGAAAGCTGGCCCCGATCTTGTCAGCGTTGTTTTGATCGTACTTGGTGAACAGCGCGTCCGATTGCTGGGAGTCTCGTAGCGATTGCCACTTCATCGTCGGTAGAAGTCCCCGATCACCGGGCTGCTGCCCGACCTTCGCTGGTAACGCCTCGACGACCAAGATCTTGTGAAAATTCTCCACACCGTGGATCTCGGCGGCGATCTTCGATTCCAGCCTCTGTCTGGTCTCGCGCGGAAGTCGTCCGCCGGCCACGAACAGGAGCCCAGGCGGGATCGATTTGTTATCGAAGTACAGGTAGTTCACCTCGTCCGAACTACGGGAGCCAAGGACGGCAAGCAAGTTGCCGATCCACCGTGGCGGGGGGCACGGAGTTCGTGGCGAGTGAAGCGGGAGATATAGAAGCTCGTGCGCTTCCTCCGCCTTATTTTTCTCCGCCTCTTGGAGCGCTTTAATGTCGGGATAGATCTTTCCCGAGAAGCGGGAGATAACTCGCGGGTCACCGGGTGATTTGAAGTACACCTTTTGCGACCCCACAATTTGGACATATCTGCGGAACTTGCGCTGGATGCGAACTTCGCGCCCCTCGGATAGGGGCGATACCTTCAACTCCTCGATCACCTCGACCGACTTTCCCTCATCGACCAGAGGGCGGACGGTGTAGCCAGGTATGTATCCCAAGCGCCGCAAATTGTTCCTCTCGTCGGGGATAAACTCGATCGCGCCCCATCCGTGTGCCTCCGTGTCCCAACGCACCTGGCGGCGGAGCTTTACGAAGCTCATTTCGGAGCAACAGTTTTCAAACCACGAATCGAAGATGAATGCTTCGCGCCTGATTGCGGACTTTAGCTTCTTGATCTCGTCGGCCACATCCTGATCGCTTACCGGCTCTGGCTCCTCGATCTGGGGCTCTATCGCGTCTTCGCCCTCTTCTTGGTTCTCTTCATCATCCGCCCCCATACCGGCGTCATTGGCGTCCATCCAACGCTCAATTTCGAGGGCGTTCCTGACCATATCGAGGGCATCATCGCCATCCAGATCTGCCATCCATGGCTCGGGCGGAACTGCCTGGTAACCGTACCCCTCGATATTCTGGGCGTATGAGTCCAGATTGGGGGAGATATGGGCGCTCAGTTCTATATAGTTGAGCAGGGACTCGGGGTCATAAGGCGGGATCACCGCCCCTTCGCGGCCCCATAGCTCCTCGGTGTTGTCAATCGCCATGAGCGCCGATGGCTCGTCTATCTCTGATCCGGCCGCCACGCGGGCCTTTGCAAGCAACGTCTTATGGGATGCAACTACGTCGTTTTTCCCTCTCCGGTTTTTTTTCGTCCTCGGATTGGAGGTTCCCGCACCTTGTTTTTTTTCGGCCTTCGCCATTTAGTCCTCCATCTGGGGTTTTGCTGCCATCCCTTGCTTGATCAACTCGACGGCCTCGCAAATCGCGTCGCGTATCTCGTCTGGCTTGGATTCGTCCGCAGCTTGGCCTTCAATTCGTCCAAGGGCTTCCTCGCGCCTATCAGGCGGCAGTCGCAACACATCTCCAGCGAGATCCCGCGCCCAGGCGCCACTATGAACCTGCTGTTCAAGTTGTTCCATCATGCGGTCGAATGCGTCCTTCTTGACTCCTCCATTTCGAGAGACGCAGCGACAGATCACCGGCACCTCGATCATGCCTTCTCCTGGGATGTCACGCTTGTCATATCGTGCGACACCCTCGCCATGGCAGCGATCACAGCGTGGATCTGCCTTGGAAAGATCGATGGTTTTAGTGAGCCGCAAACGCGGCGCAACGTCCTGGTTGTGGAGTTCAGGCGTTTTCATGATTTCCCATTTCCTCCGCGCGCACCTTCCACCAATCGTGAAAGCACCGCAAGCAGGAGCATTTTTCTCGTTTGCTGTGGCGCCCGCCATCACAGGCTGAGAGGCCCAGCTTGTTATGGGGCCCAGTGCCAGGTTCGATCTCGTTGAATGAAACCTCAAGGACACCCGCTGCCACAAGCACCCCTGCCGGCGGGAAGTGGGGGTCGTGGATCTCCAGCGGGATCAATACCGCGCTGTGGTCAGAATCCGGATCTTCCGATTCGATGTCTTCCAGGGCTTGATCGAGCATATCATCACGAACGCGCAATTCGCCCCCGCCGTGGATAACAACTGAGTTACCGATGATCGTGTCCCAGGCGCGGTCGTCAACCACGACGACAATCGGTTTGATTGCAACAAAGGATTTCCCCTTCAGCTGGCGCAATTGGCTACCTCCTTCGATTGTTACTATCACACGGAGTCCATCGAGTTCTCCCTGGATGGCCACGGCATGGGTATCAGTGTCGACAAGCATTCTCAAAATAAATACCCGCCGATTTCTCCGCTGTCCGCGTCTTGGTCGTCGACGTAGACTTCCAGTATATTTTCCCCGCCAGTGGCCCACACGTCAAGGAAGTAGCGGCGCGCTGCATCCAGAGCCTGGGAGAATGCGTCAACCATATCATCATGCCGCCCGAAGGGGAAATCCCTCAACTCTCCGACAAGATTTCCTCTCCCAGCTTCCCACTCTTTGCGGTCCGGATCTAGGTGATGTGAGAAGATGACCTGTCCTGCCTCCAGCAGAGGGGTCACAGCGGCGAGTCGATGGTACTTCGAAACGCGCGGTTTGGTCACCTCGATCAAGCCCGCCATTTCGGGCTGTTCGTTGATGACCCATTCGTCGAGCGTGGATTGTCCCACCTTTTCTATGAGAACGCGAAATGGCTGAAAGCGCCGTGCTTCGGAGATGACAGCGGCGGCTTGTTCCTTGATGGACATGTGGCCATGCCAAGAGTCGACGACATATAGCCTATGTTCGGGCTCGTCCACGGCGATCGTGCAACTGGCAAAATAGTCGTTAATCTGCTTCACCCCAACAGCGGTGTCGTAAGAGGTAAAAAACGTCAACTCATTGAGACGTTCTGAGAACACCTTCTCATGGCGTAATTTCGAGAATATGAACCAATGCGGCCGCACCAAGGAGCTCTCCTCGTCAACGGCCTGGTTTCGAAACGCGCGGTTGAATTCAATGGTCCCGATCTGCCGATGTCTGATTCTTAGCGCCGATTCTGGCCATTTATCGGGCCACAGAGAGCCGAAGTCATCCGGCACCGAATAGAATAATGTCCGATATGCGGAGTTCTCCATCAACTCGTGAGACAGATCGTCCTTGTGCCAGAGCGTACAGATATACCAGACCCTACTATCGGGCTCCAGAAGGTTCGACCAGTCCGAGCGCCAAGCCTGTTTGATCTGATCCCGAAGCGCGGGCATAGAAAGAGCGTTCCTTCGATCCACTACGTCGTCCGCAATCAGGAGATCCGCGCGCCCTCCGGTTGCCGTGGACGTGATACCAAGCGCTTCGACGCTGGCGTCCCTATGACGGGCAGTTCTCTTGACGACTATTTTATGCTTCGACCACTCCCCTTCCTCGGACCCCACAAGGCCAGGGAATACTTCCTTCAATCGGGGGTTTAATTTAATGTGCTGGACGACCTCATACAAGCGCTCCTTGGCGCGGCCATCGCTGGCACAGACGATTTTAATCCGCAGATTGGGGTTGCGACCAAGCTCCCAAAGAACGCGCCCGACTATGATCGTGGTTTTCCCGTGATCTCGGGGGGCAACGATAATCAGATGGTTCTCTTCGCCCATGGCCTGGGACCATTCGTCGTGGAACCATTGCATCTGAACCTGCCGACTCTCGGTCTCATCGCGAAAGCAATATTCCATGAACGCCGAAAAGTCTTCGCGGGCTGTTCGTATCTGCATCTCCCCAATAGCGGCCAAACGATCGCATAATTCTTGCCGCTGTTGCTCCTCTGTGAGCCCCGCCGGCTGGACCTTGGTCCGTGGACGCGGCAGATGTCCCACAGGAGGTCTGAAACCAGAATAAAGGTTGCCGTCTGCCATGGTCCTACTTTCGCGGTCTGCGACCCTTCTGAAGGGCTGCCTGACGCGCTGCGCGTCGTCTCGCCCCTGGCTTGGCCGACTCTGGCAACGCCTGGAGCGAAAACTGGTCATGAGGCAACCGATCCGACTCCGATAGCTGGCCTACAAGGAACTCTGGGTCGACGCCCACCATGCGGACGAGTTTTTCAACCGCGCGTCCTGCTTCAACGCTATTTGTTCTGAGGATCTTCCGTCCCTCAGTTGCGAGATAGAACACGACCCTGGAGAGGCGCACATCGCCTCTGTACGTCATCTGCTGCGCGTACCGCATCGAGGGACCAAGGCAGCCTCCACGCTGCGCGATCGTCATGTTCTGCAATACCGGGGATGCGAGCCACCGCTTGTTGAAGTCCGTATATGGGTTGATCGCGCACTTTTCCATCACGGTAAACGGTTTTGGAGCGAACGAGTTGCACACCAGGAACAGGGTGAATTTACGCGGACAGTATTTATCCACCTCGCGGAGCACTCCCCAGAACTCGTCAAGCTCCTTCTGCCCTTCGCCAGGTAGATCCGCAATGACGTAGGCGTTCGCGGTCGTCATCGGCCGACCTTTGGGCGTCCGAAGCACATCGAAAATATGCCTGAACCCCTCGATCAACATTTCATTTGTAGGAATTTTTTTGAATTCCTTCCGCTTCGCGGCACTGAACGCCTCGATGCCGAATTTGACCTTTGTAACTATTTTTTGTTTTAAAAGGTTGTCCAGACGGGCGTCTTCGGCCGAGTTGTGTTTGCCCGCACGACGGACGCATTCTTCGATCTCTCGGTATTCGCTATGGCCGGTCCTATCCGGCGCGAACATTCCGATACCCTTGGTCGGGGTTTGAGAGATGAGGTGCTTGACGATCGCGAATGGTTGCTCGCGATACGGTTTGATCGCCGACAGCTGGCAGAATGGGCAACGAAAGCGACAGCCCCTGGCTATCTCGATCCGCGAGGTTTGGTTACCTCTGAGTTCCACGTATGGGCGCGCAGGGATGATCGGGTTGGTCAACAATTCCTTGTGCGTGTCGAAGTCCCCAGCGTGGATGACTCCTGGCAGATCCGGTTTGAGCTCCCCGCCGAGGACGCTTTTAATGAGATCGCCGATCACCATCTCTCCATCGCCGAGGACCGCAGTGTGGAAGTATCCGTCCATGATCTGCGGATTGATCGCATTCGCGCCGCCGACAATTATATGCGGCTTCCCTGCCTTCGGATTGATCCCGTTCTTTACGAAATATTGGATCATGTCGAAAATATTATCCCACCAATAAAGGCTCACCAGTAGGACATCGACGGCCTTGACCCTGGAGATGTCCTGTGGGCGGAGCCGTTCTATCTCTGCGGTTTCGTCGAGACCGGCATCTTCCAGAGCACCGATGATCACGTCCATGCCGAGGGTGCTAACTCCGCCTCCGAACACGAGCGTACCGATAACAGGCTTTTTCTGGATGAGTGTCATTTCATGATCCTCACTAGGTCATCGCCGATCTCATGGCGCACCCTATCCAAGGCTTGCAACAGCGCGCGCTTCTTGTCGACGACCACGAATAGGGTAATTTTGTCCATGGCGGTTTTGTCCTCGATGTCTCCCGATGGCAGGACGAAATCGTCGCCAAGTAAATCGTCGGCAGACTTGTCGCCTGTAGTCACCTGACCAAGGATTTCATCAAGCTCACGGTCGTTGAAGCCCAGGCCATCAAGAGAATTTGCGTCGTCGAGATCTTCCAGCATGGCGGCGAGCGCGCCCTCGTCCCAATCGGCCACAACCTCCCCAGTGCGGTTGTCTGCGATGTTGAACGCCGTCTGTTCGATCGGTTCGTCATCTACCCACACCACGGGAACGTGCGTTGCGCCGAGTTCTTTCAAGGCTGCCACGCTCTGGTGCCCAGCTTCGATCGTGTTGTTCCTTTTATTCACGACGATCGGTTTTCTGATTCCGAACCGCGAGAAGGCGCCCTTGAGTACGTCGAGTCGACGTGTGAGCCGTGGATTGGACGGATCTCCGTGGATGTCGTCGATGGGAACGAGTAGCTGGACTAGAGCGTCAGCGATCTTTATACCACCGCCAACAGGGCTCGAGGCGTCGCCTTCGGACTCTAAACGGTCGGGCTTGTTCTTGGACGAGCTACGGCGCCCACCTCGTCTGCGTTTCCCTGGCTCGCTCTTTTCGTCGCCATCGTCTGGAATAAACAGATCGTCGCCGCCTGAGCCCATGTCGTGGGGGTCGTCGAACTCTTCGTCGGTCTCGTCTTCCGTGTCGGCGTCGTCTGCAAACCCTGTGACAGGGCCAACGTCGTCCCCCTCGTCCAGGGGAGCAAACGCTTCGCCAGGATCTTCGCCGTCATCAGGGTCGTCGAACTCCTCTTCGTCTTCGACCCTATCCTCGGCATTTTCCTCGTCTTCGGGTCCATTTAGATCGGGGCTTGATCCTGTAGTGTTCTGGTCCCTTGTCACGGTTGTCCTCCCTTTTCTTGACCTTCGCGGCGAGGTCGCGCAGTGCGTCTGCCCTCCCGATCCCGGCGCTTACAACTGTCATGTCGCATTGTACACATCGCAAACGCAAATACACAAGACCGGCCTCTCGTTCCCTGCTGCTGGAGATTTCATCGATCGGCAGCTTGAGTCCACAATATGGGCACGAGATCTGATCGTCCACATCAACTCCTCTACACGGACAACACCCGCTGTGTTGCGTTGATGGCCGCATATCGGCCCATGCAAGCCGCATCGGCCGCGTCTTGTGGCAGTTCCTGTTTATAGGCGATCCGCACGAACTGAGATGCCGCCCGCTTTCTGGCGACGCTTTTCACCGCTCGCCCCGGGGGTAGAAGTCCGTGCAGCTGCGCGTGTTGCCAGCTGGCGGGCTTGACGAAGATCACGTCCATGTGAAGGCGTCGGCACGCCTCCTCCCAGCGACCCGAATTGCGGCCGATCTTGATGGCCGTCGCGAAATTTTTTCCGACAAACTGATCCTCTATGACACCCGACACGAGGCTGTATCCGTGCTCGTTTATGGTTTTGTCCCGTGCGAGCTCCACGATGCGGGACGGAGAGTTGTCGTCGTTGTAGCGTTTGAGATTGGCGGTGTCGGCGAAAAGCAACCGTGGGCTGGATTCGATGGTGAGGACTGCGTATCCCGACCTGTTGCCGGGATCGATAGCGATCAGTGCTTCATATTTCATCCGGACTACCTTTACCTGTGCGGCCCTCGAACAGGCGGCTAATTGAACGCAGCGTCCACAACGAATGTGATCGTGTTACCACGGCCTTGCCACAATGGCAACTCGACGACCGATTGAAGTTTGTAGATCCCCGCAATATTCCAATCCCCGGCCTGAATGATGTATTTTATTTTCGTGGTGTCCACGACAACCCCTGGCCATACGGTCTCGGACGTTGCCCCCGGTTTCAAGATCGCCAGATTGTGAACGGTCGCCGTGGACAGGTCGGACAACGTGTCGACGATCACCTCCGTACCAACGTCCCCAACGTAATATTTAGATGGTGTGGTCATACTTCGTCCTCCAGTGAAATGATCGAATCAACGATCATTTTTTCGACCCCATCTTCGGCGCTTATCGTGCTTGTCAGCGGGAGCACCCTACCAAGCGCCGACTCCACAGGCTGGGTCAGTTCTATCCGCGATGTCAATTCCAGTTGTTCTTCTATCCGCGATGTCAATTCCAGTTGTTCTATATCCACGGCGAATCCACTTCGAGAGTACGTCCGAGAGCCGACACGAGGCGCAAAATCTCACGGAGCGCCCGGGCAGCAAATCGTCGACCATATCCCCTGGTCACAAGTGATTGCCGGGTGGGAGCCAATCCTCGGGTGACAATGTTCATGGAACCAAAACCCTTTCCATCACATCGACCATGGTTGGGTTCCCAGCGTCGTCAAATAGATTAAAGGTAAGCAGCGGGGTTGTGCCGTTGTCAGCATAGAAAATCATTTGGTTCGAGACGATCTTCCAGCGTCCGGACTCAACCTGCCTCACGATTTCACCACTCGCGAAAATATCGTCAAGGTGCTCATCGACCGAACCAGCCGCGGGAGCTCCTGCTGTCGGGGCTAGTTTCATCGCGTCCCTGATTTGCTGTTGAGAGATAGGGGTCGCAGTATTCCACGCACCGGCCCCATGCGCCGCCGTCAGCACCACGTCAACCGCTGCGGGCACGCCGTCGATCTTCACTTCGTTGGCATCGACCTCGGCGATGATTTGATCTCGGTCTGCGATGTCCTCAGGTCGGGTAGACACGGGATGTGCCGTCAACGCGGCTGCTGCATGGCCTTGCACGTTCGCTTCCAAAGCGAGGGCCGCAACGTCGGCCTTGAAATCGTCCACGCCGACTACTCCAACGCCTTTGACCTTGCCGATGTCTACTTCGTCCGTCGCTGGGTCGAACGTGCTCACGCCGTCGATTTGATCGGAAAGATCCTTGAGGTCGTCGCCGTCCGCACCACGGATGTTTCCCTCCGACGTTGTAACGTCCGCGCCAGTGGCCGCATCGTAATCGACAAGCGCTTGGTCTGCCTGGGCCTTCACCTGGGCCGGTGTGGCTCGGCTCGATACCGTTGCGTCCAGGTTGGCGTCGACGGTTCCCTTGACGCTTGTAACGTCCAACTGAAGGGCGTCAATCTTCGTTTCGTTCGCGTCCACCTCAACGATGATCTCGTTTTTGTCCGCCGTCGCTTCGGTCCGCGTCGGGGGGTCATACGCATTCAGCGCAGTAGTCACATGCCCCCCTACATTGGCTTCGAGCGCCACTGGATCGAGTTGTTCGGAAAGTGTTTTGAGGGTGTCGCCATCTGCGCCAGTGCGAGCCACCGCGGATGCCCCTGTGTCGGCCTGTGCGAGCGGATAGGCCGTGGTCTCGTCATACCGCGACGCGGTGATCGCATCGGCGGCCAGATTCATTTCGTCACCGGCAACAGCGCGGCTTGACACGCCCGCATCGAGGCGATCGGGCCACTGGCCCTCTTTGATCTCTCCAGTCTGCGGCATGTTCTTCGCGTCGGTCCCAGGCGATTGCTCAACATAGATCATGTAGGTGTCGTCCGCCGTCCGGTTAGTAATGGCCGACGTGTCGAAGTCGTACCGATAATCCCCCGGCGCCAGGGATGCGCTGACCTCGGTCATTGCTTCCCGCCGCGTGGTCCAGCCAGCATTTTTGAATGTGTCGTCGTTAAAATCGTAGGACCACCCATCGGACACGCGCATGATCGAAAGCAAAATATCTGTCTTGCCCGTGATTGGATCAAGCGAGCCGTCGAGCACCGTGACCTGGATGCGTTCTGTGGCGTCGGTTTGTATTCTGACTGTGCTCATGTCCTACTCCAGGGCTCCATCTAGGAGTTTGACCAGCTCTCCTGTTTCCGGGTCTGGCACCTCTTCGAGCATCAAGAACTGATAACACAAATATGCAAGGGACTCTCGGATGGTCAACCCTGCCGGCGGGGTCTTCGCCGTCGCTCTCGTCCAGCCGTCGTAGGGCTGTACCGTGCCGGAACATTCGACATCGGCGCACTCCGCGCCCGGGGTTCCTTTCGCCCACATGCCGCAAGCGTCGCACTTCCCGAGCCCAACAGATGGGGCCAGCGGGTGATGGCCATCCTCTAGCTTGATATAGACTGCTTCCGAATACGTTTCGGGGTCCATGTATGGGACGAATGTCTACGAGTCATCGGCTATCCGATACCGACCCAGGCTAATCCAGAACTCCAGCCATTGCTGCCCCATCGCGGGATTTTCCTCGATCTTAATGGCGACGATCTTGGCCTTGTCCAGGGCGACCGCCTCTTTTGGCTTTGAAAGTGCTATCGGCATTTTTAATCCTTTCCGAAAATCTGCTCGACGATCTCGCGCGCTGCGTCCACGTTGTCGGTTGTTTCCTCAAGTGCAAGCCAGCCATAGTCCGTCATCAGGCAGATGTGGACTCGATAGGAGAACGTGACCAGCATTGCGCGTTGTTCGCCCTTGGTGCCCACGATCACGCCTTCGTAAATTTGTGCCCACTTCATCAACCGACTCCTTCCATTCGGGCCCGTGCTGCCCGCTCCAATGCCTTATGGTATACCATGACCGTCTTCTCCGCAGCATCTGACCAAGTGAAATCGTGAATTCGTTGCAAGCCGAGGCCGATCAGGTGAGACCTGGATTCGGGACTTCCCCGCAGGATCTCGAGCGCGGTAGCCAGCTGACGGGCGTTGTTCGGCGGGATGATCATGGCGTATTCTTCCCCGCCGTCTGGGCAAACTATCTCTCCCAGCCCGTCAACTTCTGTTGAAATCAGCGGGACACCCATGGCCAGGGCTTCTAACGCGACGATCCCGAACGGCTCGTGGACGCTTGGCATGAGGACAACTTGTGCCGCGCCGTATAGATCCCGCAGTTCCTGGCCGTGCTTGAATCCAAGCCAGCGCAGCCTGTCGGGCATTTCCGCTTCGAGCTTCCTGATTCTCTGGGTAACGTCCCACGCCTCCCGCTGCTGGTCTGTGACCGCGTTGACCTCGCCTACCAAAACGACACAATAGCCTGTATCTTGCGCCTCCACGACATCCAGCAGCGGGCGGATTCCCTTCATATCGGCGATGCGACCGCAGAACATCGCCAGCGGTCGGTCAGGAAGATCGTTCGCGCTGCGTGCGCGCTTCCCATTGCCTGTCAGCGGGTTCCATTCCTTCGGGTTGATCCCGTTGTAGACAAGGTTGATCGGACGATCGGTCAAGAATGTTTTGCGCGCCAGGTCGATATAAGCCCGTGAACAAAGGATTAGCTCGTCCGAGTCGGTAACTACCAGATGTCCCTCCTGCTGGCGCAGATACAGATCGGCCTCTGGCCAATCTGGCACCAACGAATCGGACCCGGGCGCCGGTGGCGCCCCGTCGTCCACGTCGCACAATGCAGAAATGCAGAGGTGCATCGTTCCTATTACCGGAACCTTGAGCGCGTCGCGTGCCATCCTGGCGATCTGAACTGAACTCCATTCGTGAGTGTGGATCACGTCCCATCTGCGGCCTTCGGCGAGCAACCCGGCCAGGGTCTTCATCATCTGGATGTCACTCAGCAACAGGCTTGCCAAGTCCTCTTTTCGGGGGCGCCAGCACACGAGCTTGTCGCATTGATGCTTAGTATATCCGATATAGTTCTTGGCCCCTTCGCCAGGTCCGCTGGTCAACAGATCGATCTCTACATCGCCGCGAGTCGCCATGGCTCGGTATAGTTCTCGAAGGTGCATCCCCATACCGCCCAAAATAAATTCGGGATCTTCGTGGCAAATCGCTAGGACGCGGAGCTTTTCATTCTTCATCCCAGCACCTGGATCTCTCCCTTGCACCAAAGGGTGTAGTTTGACGCGCCGTAGTTGGTGAACTCCAGCCGCAGGACTCGCGTGCTCGGCCCGGTGGCTGGTAGGTAGGCGAGCGACAAAGAGACATACCTCCCAGCCACGGTGAAGATCTTATGGCTCAGGTTGAGGGCCCCGCCCGGGCCTGAATAGATGGCGCAATATGCCGTTAGCACCGTCGCGGTTTGACCACCGAGAGAAGCGCACGTCGCCCCTGAGTAGGTTCTGGTAGCCACCCCGATCACTCCAGGCTTGGCCCCGCCTTCGGCTATCGAAAGCCCACCTTGCAAGCTGAACAAGACGGCCTTGGCGGCATAGGGAACGGAAATATCGATCTGCTTCGGACCACCCGGCAGCGGAGGCACGATGCTCGTCGTGTCGGTGAACTCAATATTAGATGGTCGGATATGATGTTGATCTATCGCAATGTTCCCAAGGGCGGCGTGTACAGTCGGGTGCTCCATGAAATCTTGTGGCCTCATTTGACGATCACCGTACCATAAACGCGGAGAAAGCGGGTCAACCCCGACGAATTATAAAATTCCAAAACCGCGTCGCTGCCGTCAATGTACGCATCCCGCAAATAGATGCCTGAGCCGAACATCCTGTGCGATAGGTACGTGTCCCCGTGTAGGCGAGAATAGCCGCCCATGTAGCTCGTCACGTAGCCGCCCGCGCCATAAGGTTGCAGCCCTATTCCGGTGCATTCCGCGCTCGTGTCCGTCCCAAGGACGAAGCAGCCTTCATGGCCCTGGATGTCCATCGATTTGTAGCCGCGCAGGATCGCCCGCAGCGTCTTATGATCCGCCGTCGCCAGCGACGCCCGGTGCTCCCAGGCCGACAACGCCGCGATCGCTTGCGAGTTGATCGCGAGTGTGTAGCTCTCCACCTGTCCGTGGTGGTCATCCGGCAAGACCTCGGTCATCAAGTCGTGGTCGGTAACGACCCTTTTCTGGTCTATTCTCATGTCACCAGCACAGCGCGACGCCCTTTACCCAGAGCGTGGCACTTCCTCCGAAGTAGTTGTGAAACGTCAATCTCAAAACGGAGCCGGTCAGGACGGCATCCAACAAAGCGATGTACCTGTTTGACACCCCAGTAATGGAGTCGAAAATCTTGTGAGACAAATAGCTGTCTCCGTTCACTTTGGAATAGGTCGCGCAATACGTCCGCTTGAAGGATGATTCCCGGTTTGAATGTCCGACCGCCTCGCTGATGTCTCTTGTCACGAACACCTCGGCGCACTCCCTCCAACCGGACCCGAACGGCTGTCGTGCTCCCATAATTTGAATTCGTGCGAACTGGTAATCGGCCGACCCAAGGGCGATGTCGAGGTTGTAGGACGTGCCCGGTGGGAGGCTCTGCGACGTGTTTGTGATCGTAAATCTGTCGGGTGCCTTGTGGTGATCGTCCGGAGTATTATCGGCCGGATGTACCCTGCCATCGGTTGCCGGCGCTGGTCTCATGCCACTGCCTCTTTTCGGATACGATCCTTGAACCACGCGATGGTTTTTTCGAGCCCGACCCATGGCGAAGTTACTGGCGCCCAGCCGAGACGGGCGACTGCGCGGCTGATGTCCGGACACCGCCGGCAGGGGTCGTCCTGCGGTCGCGCGGTGAAGTTGTAGAACTCCGTGGCGTGGGTCAATTTGTGGATCATTTTCGCGAGTGCGAAGATTTCGATCTCTTCTGGTCGGCCCAGGTTGACGGGCTCCGCAGCGTTGTCGCCTTCGTACTCCATGAGGGCAATTAGTCCATCGACCAGATCGTCAACGTAGCAGAAAGATCGCGTTTGCCTACCGTCGCCATGGATTGGGAGCGAGCGACACTGAAGCGCTCGCACTATGAATTCGGACACCACGCGGCCATCGTTGACGGCCATGTGCGGGCCGTATGTATTGAAGATCCTGGCGATCCGGACATCCATTTCATACTGTCGAAAGTAGTCCGAGCAGAGGGTTTCGGCCGCTCGCTTGCCTTCGTCGTAGCAAGCCCTTGGTCCGGTGGTGTTGACTCTCCCGTGGTAAGATTCCGGTTGCGGGGCGACTTCCGGATCTCCGTACACTTCGGACGTAGAAGCGAGGAGGACTCGCGCCCCCGCGGTGAGGGCGACATCGAGTGCGTGTTTTGTTCCCATGACCGCAGTGATCAAGGTTTCGATCGGCGCGCTCTGGTATGCGACGGGGGAAGCAGGACAGGCGAGGTGGTAGACCCTATCGACGGTGACGGCGAAGGGCTTGACGACATCGTGCTCGACGAATTCGAAATCGCAGTGATCTTCCAGGCGGCGGACATTATCCTTTGATCCGGTGGACAGGTTGTCGAGGCAGACGACGCGATGTCCCATGCTGAGGAGTTTACCGCAGAGGTGCGACCCGATGAAACCTGCGCCGCCTGTTACAAGCACCCTCATTCATTTACCTCTATAAGCGCCTTTACCTGGTGGTCGTTCAATATCCGGTCGCGGTGACATTCAGTTTTCCACGTCCTGGGTCTGTCGTCAAGTAACAGACTTTTTCTCCCGCCGGCGGAGTTCATAGAGTTCATGGAGCCAGCTGATGATATTCGCCACGGATTCCGGGGTGAGGGTTATTCCTGATCCGCGGTCTGCGGCGTCCTCGAGGAGGGCTATTCCAGCGTTGAGCAAGTGGTCGGCGCGAAATGCCGACCATTGGGCGTGGCGGTCGGGGTCGGGATCGGGATTGTTGGAGTTGGTGTTCAAGCACAAATCCAGCCGTGGATAGGTGTTCCGCTGGTATGCACGAGTCGCCAGATTAGAATTCGTCCCAGTATTCGGGTTTCATCATTCGTCATAATAGATGAGGTGGTCCCAAGCGGAACACGTTGTGTGGTGGCCTCCGCTGGCTGGCCGTCGAAGCAGACGAGCACCAGTGGTCCCACTGTCGGCTGGCAGTCGTCGGCGAGTATTTGCTCAGGCGTGACGGCTACCGCCGAAAGGCCGTGAACAATGTCGACGGCCACCTCGGCAGTCTGGTCGTCCTGGTCGGGTTGATCCGCTGCGGCCATCCTACTGAAGGCGAGAATGGCGAGCAGGAAACAGATCAACACCAGAAACGGAATCTGAACGTGTCGCATGGTGTCCTCCTCTTGGGCTAAATCTGACCATGTGGCCATTGCGAATTTGATGATAACCGCGAAGTGGGTGCAGCGTCAAGCTGCGGGTTGGTAGGACAGCCATTTCACGTACAGGGCGCCACATGCGGGACAGGATGTCGGCCCGGGCTGGCCCCGGAAGAGGACCTGGCAGACGCAGCATAAAAACCGCGCCGGACAACCCTGCCCCGGCGCTTGCCGCTCGCATCCTTCCGGCCCTGTGCCCCTCCGTCCTTTGCTCTTGTGTCGGTTCGTTCGTTTCGTCATAGCGTCAATCCGTTCGAAGCAGCGGCGAAGCCGCGAAGCGGCCTCCTCCGCAACCGTCCCCCGTGCATCTCGAAGTCCCATTGGCGGACCCTACAGCCTTCAACTCCTACAGCACCCATCGACTGGCTACACCCTCCACCGTGCTGCCATCAATTTAAGCTCCATCCCAAGGACTATCCCCCCTCTCCACCCTGCCAACACCATCATAAGGGATTTCCCCCCGCTCGTAAACA